TGGGCTAGGGTGTGCAGGCTCATAACGCACCTTCAAGAAATTTTGTCAAGTTTAGCACTCTATTGCGTCAGATCATAGAAAGACAGGGAGCCAACGGCATCCCCTGTAGTCGCTCCAGATACTGTTCTAATGGCAACAGTCATGGTGTCGCTGACGTTGGCCAGAGACACCCCAAGTTGCAAGTCAAAGTTATAACCCGTGGGTGCAGAAATAATGCCAGTGCCCCCCGCTCCGCTGGTGGTTACATAGTCTGTCTGAACAATTGACCCGTTGGCCGTCGCGGTTGCAGATACATCGAACTGTACATTTGAGTCGGTGGCAACATTTGACCACGAAGCGCCAGTTAACTCTGCATTTTTGATCAGAGCTACCTCATAGTTCTGGTTTGTGGTCGGCAGCACTTGTACTCTGTTTGGCAACACTACGGAACCTAGAGTGGTATTCCCAAGCCGGATAGACACCAGAGGCAAAAATGTACTGCCGATGGTGCCAAGCACTGCGGTGCGTCGCGCCACATGATCTACGGATGTTTGCTCAAAACCACCTTCTGACACAACAGAAATACAGATGGCCTTCATCGAAGCCGCCACTGCCGATGTGGTAAAGATTTCGTACCGCACCGGCAGGATGGCCGTAGTCATGTAGACAGAAGTTATGTCATTGGCATTGTTAAATGTATGGCAGACGATGTACTCACCGTTAATAATGAAGCCGCAACGAACAGATCCAACGCCAAGCCACTCAAAGTCCATCCACAGAATTTGCGCCTTTGATGGATCAAGCGTAAGACCACTCTCTCCCGTACCGTCCAACTTGTCGCCATTCCAGTCATCCTGATTGACAGTACGTACATCGCTAGGCGTACCCGGTGTCGGAATAGAGCTTGAGCGCAGGACAAACGAATACACACCATCCACACGCTGGAAGAACACGCCGTTCTGAGTATTGAAGTAGCCCACACGCTGCGTCAAATTTACGTTCTGGCTGCTGTCCATCACAAACGTTGCCAGCACTAGCAAGCCTTTGCCGGGCTGATATGGGAACGACCGGTAAGATTGACGTATTACAGAACCTACGCCTGCACCAGTCACCTCCATTTTTACCGCAGCCTCGTTAGGCAAGAAAGACGTTGTGCCGGTGCCTGTTGTAGCTACATCAAACTGGTTGTCCGGGGCGTATCTATTCTGACTGTCGAACAGCGTGTATGGCTGACTTACTCGCAGCCGACCAAAGGCATCCACATTGGTGCCCCCGATTGAAATGGGTAGTGTCGATGAGTTAGCCATAAGCTGTGCGATAAAATTGTCAAGCTGCGCAAAGTACAAACGCAGGACATTGTTAAGCTGATCCTGATACTGACGGTTGTAATCTACCGGCGCAACAGGCAACGCCGGCGCTTTCGTCCGGCTGAGTGTCGTAACCTCTGTAGTGACAATCTGTGTGCTCATCGGCGTCCGTCAGCACGTACGTCAATTCTGGGAGCACCCAACTGCCACGCACAACCAAGCTGGTTTGAGCTGACCTTGAACGCCATCTGCCGGCCACGCAGCCTTGTGTACACAATCTGTGTGAACTCCTGCACCGTGTAGTAACGCACGCCGTTATATGATTGGGTAGACGCCACGGTCGGCGTATCTGCCAAACCATACGGAGCGCCAGGATTCTGCCTTGGACGAACCGTGAACGTAACCTCTGGCGTGTTTGGTGTCGGCGTCGTAGATCCGTCAAACGTAATGTCCGGAATCATCCTCCACACAAAACCAAAGTTGTGACCGTCACCGATGTCAAAGTCGGAAGACTGGATGTATGCAGATATCGGATTGGCTTGGCCAGATACCTCTACGTCATCGTTGCCATTCTCGTGGTACACGATGGTGTAGTTGTACGTTGCACCCATAGGATAGTTGCGCAGCGGGCTGTCTAGCCATGCCGTGCGACCCAGCGTGCCGTAGTACCAAACCTGATCCAGATAGTTGTAAACAACGTAACGGTCAATAACGTCCGAGTTGGCCGAGCAGTAGAACCACCATACCTCGCTGTAGCCCTCGTTCGTGCCGGCAAAGAACTGGTACGCCTGATCCAGATTAATGTCCTCGTAGACAAACTGGCGGAGGCTACATGGTAAAGTTTCCACGCGACCGGTATAGGCGTAGAACTTGTCTTTACCCATCCAGTAGGTAATGTTGTTGGCCGTGGCTACAGCGTTCGGGCCAGCAATTGAAATGTTGTCCGACAGGATGTTGAAGCCCCAGACAAACGGCGGCCCAAGATACTGCATCGAGAACACAGCAGCATCCGTAAATACCAGTATCTCTTGCCGTGTCTGCTGGGTTGCCACAATGGTCGAGCCAGAGGACAGGCGGAAGCTACCAGCCTGGTTGGTAATATCTGGTGCCCAGACTTGATAATCTTCCTGATCTGACCAGCGGATTAGCAGTGGATCTTGCTCGGTCGAACCGTAGTCATTGACGCCAAACGCAATCACAAACCGGCTTGAGTCAGACACCATAACCAAGCTGGCAATAGTGGGGCAGCTTGAATCAGTCTGATAAATTCCGGAGCTAGTGCTCGACAGCAGCTTTGCCGGGTCGGAAAACAACAGATTGCCAGCGCCAGAGTACTGCGGCACCCACATGTACAGCGCGCCGCCACGAGGGTTAATAATTAGGTAGTCGCCAAAGTTAGCCTCAGACCACAAACGCAGCTGCTGCGGGATGCCAAATGCCGCAGACTGACCCCAGCCGGTAAACGTATCGGCGTTGTAAACCGTAGTCCCCAGCGTATGCGTCGTAGCTATGGTGCCGTTTGCACCTCTGGTAGTTCCGGTAAACGTCGTGGAAGTATTACCAGAATAGACCCCCAACTCAGAGTCCATCAGGATCGTGCCGGTAGCATTTGAGAAGCCTGTGGTGGATGCAACAGCAACCGTGGTGTTAGATGCGTCAAGAGCCAGCGACAGCGTAGTCTGCGTCGTTCCAGAAACAAAGCCGCCCCACAGACCTGCGCCCCAGCCAGCCGAGAAGCCATACACCGCAGCACCAACGTTGATCTGGTACACAGCCGTAACCGTGCCGCCGCCCGTAGCGGAAGAACTTGCAGGCGTAGATGCTGTAATGGTGTAGCTGTTGGTGGTAGCAGTGACAATCTCAAACTCACCGTTTAGGGTGAGACCGCCCACTGCCGTTGCTCCAGAGAAGGTAACGAAGTCACCGGCAATAGCGCCATGATCCATGTCCGTAACCGTGACCGTACGTAATCCAGATGTAGTGGTAAACGGATCTGTGAGCGTGGCAGTTGCCCTTACTGGCGTTATGTCGTTATACGTACCGCCGCTCTCGACGTAGTACTTCACGTTCGTGCCGACGCCCAGCAAGTTATAGCCGCGCAACGTCACCCAGTTCCACAAGGAACGAGCTACGCCCTGATACGTATTGCCGGAGATGGGCTGCCAGCCGCCTAGCTTCTGCGGGTAGCCAGACCGAAAACGGATCTTGTCGCACTCAAACCAGCCACCCTCGTTGGCAAGCGATGTTCCTTCCCTGTTGACACCCGGACGGAGTTGCAGTTTCTGTAGTGGCATTTTTACCCACCTGACCTGTACGGGCGCGTGCCCTTCTTGTCGATGATAAGCGCCATCTTTCTAGGCTTGGCATCTCTGGTGTTGGGGATACTTACATGCGTCCAACCACCGCCGCGCACCGGGTCGGAGAACTCCCGGATTACCTGATCGTATGGCAACGTGGAAGCAATGATACGCTTTACCACCTGATCTGGCACCATCCCAGACACACGAATATCTGCCGCTGTGCCGTGGCAGTGCTGGCTAGTTTTGGATCCTTTGATGGCCGCGTTGACTTCCGGGCTGCGATAGGCTGAGTTGATGCTGATAGGTTTACCCAGCAGCGCCCGCAAAGACTCCAAGAATGCCGCCAGCCTACGAAGATTCAGCAGATGATCATTCTGAGGCGTATTGTCCAGACCGTTCCTTGCGGCGTAGTCACTGACGGTCAGCTCCTCCAAGGAAAAGTTGGGCGATAGCTTCATTTCTTCATCAGCTCCTTCGTCTTATCCTTTGAGCTTTGGCTGGAACCGAAGAAGAAGTTCAGAATGGTGGCCACGACGGTGCCAAGAATAAAGCCCAGCACGGTATCGACGAATCTAATGTTCTTTTCTGGAATGTCAGCTACGGTAATCAAGACAATGTACCCAACGGCGAAGGCTGACCAGAACCCGGCAAGGATGTACACAAACCTGCGAACCCACGGGTCAGCATTTTCCATAGCCTTTTCCTGCATGTCACGAGCATCCTGCGTGTTCTTTAGGTCAATCTCTGCCATGAACTCAGCGTGCCTCATCGCCGCCATTTGCAGGTCTGCCAGCTTGTGATCATCCAGTACGCCGTCTTCGTTTGGGGTTAGCTTGATGCCCAGCTTCTCTTCTACGTGCTCAACACCCTTATCAAGAACAGCGTCTGCAACCTTTTGAAGTCCCGCCCCAGCAAGCTGAGACAGGATAGGAGCAAGCAGCATCGGCACCATTACTTTCCCTCCGCGATAACCTGATCATCGCCCTTCTTAACCGTCACCTTGCCGTCCTCAACTTCAACGCGCATGGGTGCTTCTTTACGATCCAGGCGATCCAGCTTATCGATCAACTGCTTCATCACCGCAAACTCAGGTTTCTCTTCTTTCTGGCTGGCTCCAGCAATGCTGTTCAACATTTGAATAAGCGCCGTCAGAGATGCGCCAAGCAATCCCATAACGGCAGCCATCTTGGATTCTTCCAGCCATAGACTAGCAACGACGCCGATAACCACAATAGAAACGATGGCGGCTAGGCCAAACTTACCGATAGCCTTGCCAGCCACCTCCTTCGCAGGAGATGTAGCCTCCAGCTTGGCAAGCTCAACTTCAGCCTCCAGTTTTACCTTTTGCAGTTCAGCGTCCATGAGTCACCTCAAGCAGCTTCGTTGGCTTTCCACGAGGTCGTTGCCTCATCCCATGAATACATACCGCCATCTGTCGGCATATCGACAGGAGCCTTCCACTGGCAGGTGTCTTCGTTCAGAACCCACGAGGCAAAAGGCTTGGGAGGGATAAATGCATCGCGCTGCTCGTCAAAGGTATAGCCCTGACCAGCGTAGTTCTTGCGCTTGTTGCCGTTGTAGCTGGTCTGTACCCAGCGTCCACCCAGCAGGCGCTCGCAGAAAGCAGCACCGATGTGCTCCTTCTCAATGCCGTTAGCGTCAGAAGTGTCACGATTGTCCACGACGATGACTCGCACGACTACATTATTACTATCAAGTTCACAGAAGTGCGCCACATTTATCTCCTTGCAAAAGCACCATGAAATTTTTGCCGCGCCTCATCTGCAACTAGCTCGGCAAACTCAAAATCTTCAAAGTAACCAACAGTGACTTTTTTTCTTTCAACAGAAAGAGAAACACACCATTTGTTCATTTTTGTTTCCCAATGAACATTCTTACAACCAGACTTGTTGTTCTTGTGAGTAACGCGATTCAGGCAGTTCATCTGCTGCGTCGTTTCCCTCAGGTTCTCAATCTTGTTGTTAGCCCTGTCATTGTCTGCATGATCAACAACCTTTGGGAAGTACCCATGATGATATAAAAATACCAATCTGTGAACAGGATAAACCTTCTTATCAACAACCAATCTGTGATACCTGTGATGCTTTGTGATTGGCGTAGGCTTATGCTCTTGCCCAGTAGATTTCCAAAAGAACGCCCCGTCCCTGTACTCATACAGTTCCTTCAAGCGCTCTTGAGTAATCATTACTCTTCTCCTAATTGCAGTCCAGTTAAGCTCTCATCGACACCGATGTGCCCCTTGAGAAAGGTATTAAATGCAATGCTGACACGGGTTTGCGTGCCGACTTTTGTTTCAACCATGTGCTCAAGATGCGACGGAAACAGAATCAAGTCGCCTGCACCTACCTCAAACCACCAGCTTTCAGAGTTCCAGTGATTCCATGTGGCAGGCTGCACCTTGATACGCTCATAGCCGCTCTTGTAAAAGTAAATCTTGTCCACTGACCTGTCAGCCTGCGGATAGAACACACCACTGATAAAGCTATTCGGGTGCGCATGCTTGTGGTGGTACTGCCCCGGATCAGTGTAGTTCGCCCATGACTGCGTGACATACAGCGCAACATCGCCCTTTGGGTCATGCACTGTCTTGAAGTATTCCAGCATCGCGTCTTCAATAAAGTCACGAATGTCTGTCAGTTCTTTGTCCTTCAGGATGGTGCGGTTCGCGCTGGTAATGTTTCCTTGGTTGGGATACTTGTCCTGACCAAGAATGAAGTCCAGCTCTGTCTTCGTCAGATCACGACCAAGACGGAAGAACCCGATAGGCAGCGGGAAAAGGTTGTGGATATTCATGCCACCGCCTTGTCAAACTCAGCCTGACGGCCTAGCAGTTCTTCCAGTTGCTTCTTTGTCCACACGGTATTGATGCTGTCCTCAAAGGCTTTGATCTTCTCCATCGTGTCATGCACTTCTTCCATAGTCGGGCATGGACGCTCATCCTCCCAGACGCTGAAGAAGTTGTTGGTAATCTCCCATCGTGCGCCCGGACGTAGCAGGTGCATCGCTGTATCAATACCGTACATCATGTAGATCTTCTTCTCCACTCTCACTCTCCCTTTATGAGTTTAGTTTTAGGATAACTACACCAGAGCCGCCAGAAAGCCCCCACCATCCGTTTGGAGTTAAAGCTTGATGGCCTCCACCGCCGCCACCACCGCCAGTATTTGCGACACCGGCAGATCCAAGTGTTGCTGATCCTCCGCCATTACCGCCGCCTCCAGTTCCACCGTTACCGCCCACGCCGGGTGTAAAAGTTCCTCCCCCACCACCACCAGCATAAGTAACAGATACGCCAGAAAGTGTAGAAGATGTTCCACTTCCTCCGTTTCCACCATATCCCGGCGATGCAGTTGAAGAACCGTTTGTTCCTATAGAAGATGAGCCACCGCCGCCACCACCATTTCGGTATGTGCTGGAGTTACTTAATCCTGCACCACCATTATTTCCTTCTGATGGGGTATATCCTCCTAAATTACCATTACCGCCAATACCAGTAATTGATCCATTAGAACCAGCTCCTGCGCCAGACCCTCCCGGGAAACCTGCTTGACCAATATTATTGGTTGCATCAGCTCCGCCACCGCCACCGCCAGTAGAGGAAATTGTAGAAAATATTGAATTTCCTCCGTTAGAACCTCTTGTACTAGACGTTACTGCCGCTTGAGCACCTGCTCCACCAGCCCCAACTGTTATGGAATATGAAACTCCAGATGAAACCGGAAGTGCAGCGCCAGTTCTAAAACCACCTGCACCACCGCCGCCGCCACCATTCCCAATTCCGCCGCCACCTCCACCAGCAACAACAAGGTAGTCCACACTTGTCACGCCCGGAGGAACAGTCCACGAGCCAGATGCTTGGAACGTCAGTACGCCTGTCTGTGGGGCTAGGTATTTGATAATGACAATGCCGCTGCCGCCTGAACCGCCAGCAGACCTAGTAAATGGAGACCCATTTTGGGATGCTCCACCACCACCGCCGCCGCCAGTATTTGTTACGCCATTACTTCCAGCAAGAGCGGTCCCAGGTGTTGCTGGATATAAAGCCCCGTTTCCACCACCGCCATTTCCACCTGTTCCTCCAATACTGCCTCCACCGCCACCTCCTGCGTAAGCAACAGATACGCTTGATATTGAAGATAAAACACCATTTCCCCCATTAGAGGATGGAGCATTTGTTCCAGGAAAACCAGCACCTCCACCACCGCCGCCACCAAAAGGCCCTGAATTCGTGCTACTTCCACCATTATTGCCTTGAGAAGGAGTGGTAACTGGAGTATTTCCAGAGCCTCCAGCATTCGTTGTTTCTCCGCCTCCTCCGCCGCCAGATCCTCCGGCGATGCCAACTTTATTTGCATCACCACCACCACCTGCTCCGCCGCCATTAGATGTAATAGTGCTAAATACAGAGTTTGCACCATTACCACCCAAACTACCTCCCGGCGGAGCGCCTCCAGGGCCGCCTGCTCCGCCAGATCCTACGGTAATTGCATATGTCTGTCCCGGTATTACAGGAAATGCAGTGCCCGTTCTAAATCCACCAGCACCGCCACCGCCTCCAGATGGGCCGCCGCCACCTCCACCGCCACCCGCCACTACAAGGTAATCCACCTGCGACACACCCTGTGGGCATGTCCACGAGCCAGAGGAAGTGAAAGATAGAACAACAGTGTTCGTAGGTATGCCGGGCCATACGCCTGCCTTGATAGCCTGCAATGCCTGCTGTAGCGTCCATATCCCCGATGCCTGCGTCGTGCTCGGCAGTCGAGGAGCCTTCGTCATTATTCTGCCGGGATAATCACTCATGTCTTACCTTATTGATTGCACTTAATGATGACGATGCCTGAACCGCCAGCGCCACCAATACCAGAAGCTACAGGAGATGCTGTAGCGCCACCGCCGCCACCACCTCCTCCTGTATTTGTAGCTCCATTTGACCCTGCATTAGCTGTTCCTCCGGCGGCTGCATTTCCTCCGCCGCCTGCACCACCTGTGCCAGAAGTTCCTCCGGCGTAAGTTCCGCCTCCACCGCCACCAGCATACGTTATAGATGTGCCACTTATTGATGAAGCAGTTCCAGAACCGCCATTCCCACCAACAGTAGTTGTTCCATTTACCCCAGCTGATGAAGCCCCGCCGCCACCGCCAGCCCCATAATTAGGAGTTCCAGAAGAACCCGATCCTCCATTACTTCCCTGCGGTGGATTAGCTGTCGGAGTATTTCCATTGCCGCCAAGTCCACTTGTTGCTGGTGACGCATTGGACGAACCACCGCCACCAGACCCACCACTTCTGCCATTAATTGCAGTTTGAGAACAACCGCCACCACCGCCGCCAGCAGATGTAATAGTGCTAAAAGTAGAGTCTCCACCATTACTCCCGGCGGTTGCCTGAGATGTTGCGCCGCTTCCACCAGATCCAACGGTAACTGTATATTCAGTTCCTCCAGTTACAACTAAAGCAGATCCTGTTCTAAATCCTCCCGCACCACCACCGCCTGCTCGGTCATATCCACCGCCCCCGCCGCCAGCTACAACCAAATAATCCACGCTGGTCACGCCGACAGGAGCAACCCACTTCTGAGTAGAGTTGAATACATACACAGACTGGCTAGGAGCTATGTAACGGATAATGACAATGCCAGAGCCGCCTGTTCCTCCAGCATAAGTAGTTGGCCCACTGAAACCACCGCCGCCGCCGCCACCCCCGGTATTCGCAGTTCCATTGCTACCAGCAGCAGCCGCACCACCATTACCGCCGCCGCCAGTCCCGCCGATGCTTGATCCAGAACTACCCGGACTTCCAGCGCCCCCTCCGGCGTAAATTACGGATGAGCCAGAAATGGTAGATATGGTTCCGTTGCCACCTCTTCCGCCGTTGCTTGGTTCTGAGCCGTTGTTTCCAGCAAGACTTGCGCCACCACCTCCTCCGCCTGTGCTAGAAGATCCGCTTGCACCATTGTTTCCTTGCGAAGGGCTTACCGCTGGCGTGTTTCCAGCACCGCCAACTCCTGTATTGTGACCTCCGCCGCCAGACCCACCATTTTGTCCAGCAAAAAACGCAGCGGTAGGGCTAGCAGATCCACCCCCACCACCCCCACGAGATGTCACTACACTAAAAATTGAATTAGCACCATTTGACCCTTGAACGCTTGCGTCAGGAGCACCACTGCCTCCAGAGCCAACCGTAATTGCATAAGTAGCACCGGGAGTTACGGGCAAAACAGTTCCAGTTCTAAAACCACCGGCACCACCGCCACCGGCTGCTCGCGCACCGCCACCGCCACCGCCAGCCACGACTAGATAATCAACAGCAGTCACGCCAGCAGGTACAGTGAAAAACCCAGAAGCAGTAAAGGTCTGGACAACAGTTACCCCTCTAGGCCAACTGCCAAGATTCCAGATACCCGAAGCAAAGCCGGGCGTATACAGCGGAGAACTCGCGCTGATAATGTTGCCGGGATACCCGTGAATTGCCATGTTCTACCCTTACGAGCTGATCTGTTCGTAGCTGACGGAGAAAGTAATTGCACTGTTCGTGCCGCTAGACACAACAATTGAACGATCTTCAGTCAGATACGTTGCAGTCGTCTTGTCCATGACAATCAAAGACGCGAAAGCAGGAACAGAAATGTTCGATGCAATTGGGAAAGTATTGGCAGCACCGGTAGTTACAACCCCGCCAGCAGCAGTGTTACCGCTAGTGAAGATTGCTACCGATACGTTTGCAGCCGTGTTTGTTTGGTTAGCAGCAACAATCTGATCTAGCTTGAAAACGTTGCCAGAACCAGAGGTATTCGTTACCAGCACGAAGTTAGATGTATTTGCAGGAGTCAGATAAGTGGTCTGACCGTAAATCTGCGTCACATTAACGATGTTTGGGTTTGCCATTTATATACTCCTTAGAAGCCGAAGATCATTGCCATCGCGATAGCTTTGCCTGTGGTAATGCCAGCAGACTGTGCTTGGCTTACCCATGTTGTACCGTTACTTGTAAGAACGTTGCCGCTTGCTCCTGGAGCCACAAAGTTTACCGCTGTCGTGCCGTTACCAAGCAACACATTATTAGCTGTCAAAGTTGCCCGGCCAGTGCCGCCCTCTGCAACATCTAGCGGGTTTGTCAGCGTGACATTCGAAAGCGTCAGGTTGCCAACCTGAAGATCAGAAACATAGTTAATTGTCTCTGCAACGTTGGTGCCGTCGTTAAAGATAACCACAGACTTACCAGCTGGTATTGTTACGGTCGAGCCAGTCGGAGTTGCGTTGCTACCGTTCGATATCACCACCGAGTTGGACAAACCGTTGACAACCAAGTACTGCTTTTGAATTGCGGGCACAAACAGCGTCTGCACATTGGCAAGTGTCCCTACCAAGTTAAGCCGCAGGTTACGCGCAGTCTGCGTGGCATTTGTGTCAGTCAGAGCAATAGCAACGTTTGAGCTGGCAAACGTAACATTTGCTGATCCGGTAATCGCTTCCTCGATAGCAGTGCCGAGGTTGGTATTGGTGGTAACTCCCCACGTACCAGCCTGATCTCCCGTACCAATCAGCTCAATCTTTAACTCGGAATATGTACTTGCCATGATCTATCCTTACTAATTGGTGTTTATCACCTGCCAACCTGCGTTGCTTGCTGCATTAATTGTGACCCAGCCGCCGCCCTGCGTATTGTTAATCGGTTGCCAGTTGGCCGTCTGACTATCATCTATCAAATTCCACAAGAAGCTTGCAGATATTATGTCTCTTGCCGAAACATTCTCTCTGATTCTTCTTTCGTTCTCGGACGAAGCCTCATCGCCGTCAACACCAGCAACAATCTCAGCTATCCGCGTCTGGAACACAGCTAGAGCACTCATCAGCTCCGCTACATTCGTTACCTCTTCCAACGCGCCAAACGTGTTTCTTACACCAGCCGTCGAGTCATTTGCAGTTGCTGTCTCTGACAACTCAGCCAGAATACCAAAAGCACTGGTTATTGAGTCATTGGCTGTCGCAGTCTCGCTTGCATTTGCACCAAACACCAAACCTGCTACTACGGTTTCGCTTGCGTTTGACTGCTCAGATACAACTCTCGTATAAGTCGGTGTTGCTCTTGTGGTGTCTGCGGCCAACACAGACTCAGACACCCTGCTACCAAGAACCACCAGACTGCTAACCGAGCTATTGGCAAAAACCGTTTCCGATACGCTCGATCCAAATACAACCGTGCTTACCACCGCGTCAGAACCAACAACAGATTCTGATACGCTTGCTTTCCATATCAGCGCAGCAGATACCGCGTCGCTTGCAATAACTGTTTCACTTATTGCACCTGCCATGTTTTTCAACGCAGATACAGAAACAGTTGCTACTACCGACTCAGCTATATTCGCTAGGATTGCTCCCTGCGCTGCTACGTTTACTTCATCCGAAGCTCTTATTAACCCGCCGTTGCCAAGACCCCAGCCTTCGCTTCCCCAAGGTCCATTACCCCAGCCGCCGTTCGATATCAGTCTCTCAAAGACCGAACATCCCCAGCCTGCCTGACCCCAGGTTCCGCTGCCCCAGCCGCCGTCGGCCACAAATTACTCCGCTGCAACAAGCTGGTCTTCCGTGAACCAACGCTCGCCAGGAGTGCCGTCTGCGTTTTCCCACTGGATCAAATAGTAAATCACACCATCATCGTCCATACGCATTTTTGCAACAGGACCTTGAGGCGCAAATACGGCTACCTTAACGAGATCACCCTTCTTGAATGCCATGTTTTTCTCCTATTACGATGCGTCAAGGTTGAACGAGTAAGTCACGTTCAGAACGTCACCGCTTACAACCGAGCGATCACCGGGGGCTTGAAAGTTAGAAACAGAAAACAACAAACCAACATTGCCAGTTGCCACATTAGCCAAGAAAGCACCAGCAATAACGGCTGTGGCGTTCATGGTGAACGATGCGGCAGACGAGCTGTTGTTAATGTTCGAAGGATCAGCTAGCGTGGCCGCACCAAACGATGCGGCCTTCCGGTTTCCAGAATATTGCGTGTTCTCATTCCAGCCGGCATGAGAAGCCAGAGTGTCGCCGGACGAGTACGTAACGTTTGCCGCTGCGTCATTAACCAAGCCGATGTACCAAGCTGAGGTATAACCACTGCCCGTAAAGTACTTGGTGTTCATGTCCTGAAGGCCGGTGTTTACCACCAAGTTCGGGCAGATATCTACCCACTTGATGTTGCCGTCTTTGTCTAAGCACTCAACAGTAAACACACCACCAGCGGCCATACCTTCCGTGTTGCCACCGGCGCGCTCAACGCTGCCGCCGATCTGCTCGCTGGATTTAGAACGATTTTCAAACTCCATGATGACTCCTTAATTTATGCGAATCAGCGCACTCGACGCCGTATCAGGAGGAAGCGTCACAGTAAACGTGCCATTTCCAGCTTGCGTCTTATCACTACCAAAATCCAGTGTCGCCACTGACGCATTGCTCTTGGTAGAGTTATAGATCAACGCACCCCTTGTCGTAAACTCCGCCGGGTTCCAAGTTACATTCTCAAAGCTTACGTACACAACTCCGTTGCTCGTAGAGTTAATTGTTACGTTCGACAAGGACTGGCCCCCAGCCGTATAACCGGTCCCAGTGATCTCGTTCGTCGATGTGTATGCCGTCGTATTCTCGTCTAACTCTGCATACCCGGTGTACAAGGCCATCTTCAGCGTGTCCGACGCAACGTTCTGGCGGCCATTCAGGATGTCCACCTTGAAACTAGTTGTCAGACCTTGGTAGATCGTCATGTGACCCTCACCCTAGTCTGACCACTGCGGTATGCATCCTGACGCTCCAGACCATCACCCAGACGCTTGAGTTGTCCCATAGCCTCTGCGTACTTAGCCTCGACGTTGGCAATCAAATCCTGCTCGCCCTTCATGTACAGATATGCCTCGCGCAGTGAGCCATACAGCAACACAGGATCAAAGTTGTCGCCCAGCCATGTGCGGCCATCAGCGGCGGTAGTGATTGATTCTGGGTAGTAGTAGTAGTGCAGCTCAACTGTGTATGAAGTATTAGGTGTAGGACCGACAATAAACGTCAGCTCATCTGATGTCACGTTGTCACTGACAGTTGGGCCAAAGATGGCGTAATAAGCAGGCAGCCCTGTATCTGCTGGCGTTGGGTACGCCTCACGAATGTAGTTCACATCCTTGTCCAGCAAGTAAGTGTAGGTCTCGTTGGCCGTACCGTAGCTTTGGATGACTGCCATGGAGTACACAGACAAGAAGTCTCCGGGCGCTGACAGATACTTGTTACCAGCGGTCAGCGTACCAGTCTGATTCCTGCGGAGGGCAGGGATCTGAACGGTGTTGTATACGCGAGTCTCAGTCTGACGAATGAACGTCGGGATATACGACGCAAACTCTTGCTCGTAGTTTTCCGTATACGACTGGATAGCCGCGACCAACTCCGTGTACGTCATGCCATCGGACCCCTAGCCATTACGCCCTTGGTGGCAGCGCCAGTGCCGCGAATCTTGATGCCCGTGGTCTTTGTGTCCTCACGGCCAGGATCGCCGGCAGAAACTCGCTGCACAGCCGTCTTTGGACCAAGCTTGTCCACAGCGATGTTGTTCGGATCTTCCATTTTCTTCAGCTTGGCTTTCACCGCTTCACCCTTCATGGTGTGAGGCGGGGCGTAGACTGAAGCAGGACCGACTTCTTTCCCGCCTTTTTTCATAGAGTACTTTGCCATGTTGGCCTCACTTCGTACGTTGGTTTTGAATGCGAGCTTGGTTCCGACCATATTTTTTCAGATCAGCCGTGGTTACGCCACCCTTTTTCATGCCTTTGTGCATACGCTTTTCGTGAGCTTTCACCTCGGCTTTTGCCACTTTCTTCATCATATCCATTTGTTACTCCTAGTTAATGGTTACGTTTGCAACCGTAGTCTGTGCCACCAAGTTGTTCGGCGTCAGACCGGCATCATCCGACCTAGCCCCGCCTATCGGTGCCCAACCCCACTGCACAATCCTGCTACCGCCGCCCGGATAACCGTCCTGCGTTGGTGCCGGTCCAGAATTGAACTGAGTCTGGATACCGGTAAAGCCTGACTGCCAGTACGACTTGTCCGGCCTTGGTTCCCGAACCGCCTGTGGATCATTGACCGGGTATAGGCCAAGACTCAACTGCGGCTGGTCAGGCTCCCAGCAGGTCGGACACACCTTGATCTTGACGTTCTTCGTCTTGATCGTCAGCGTCTTCAGCACCTTCAGCATGTACCTGAAACCGCAGCGGTCACATTCTGATATGGAATTTTTACCACTTGCGTACTTACTTGGCATGGATCACCTGTACGTAATCATGCGCGGCACCAGCCGGTCAGGAGCCTTCTCCCTGTCCTCACCAGACGCCATCTCCCATGCCTCGTCGTACTGCGTCTTCAAAAACTGTAACCGTTCAAGACCGCCCGGCACTTTCATAGACAGCCGGTATGCCAGCCCGGCAATCATCGGCTCGATGAAGCGGAATGGAATATCTTCCACGTTCACGCCGTTGCCAGCATCCACCATCCGGCGCAGACGCCAGTACACAAAGTAGTAGTAAGGGGTCGATTCTGTTCCTTGGTCTGGCGCTGGCCACACGTTAATCTGTGGCTTCTGCTCAGTCGCGCCCGGAGCATTCGATGTCTGCCCGCTACGGCGGTTTATCCAGACTTGGATCGGGCGGCCTTGCGTGAGCTTGTTCGGGATCGTCGCGTACGTGCTGACGGATATACGATTGATGTTGATGTCGGTCTGATTAGCCTGGGAGTTTGGAAAAGTTCTAATAACATGTTCCAAAAGATCCACGGTGTCACTAGGTAGATCATAGGTAATCGTCCCCTGTACCAAAGGAATCTGACCTTGCTCAATCGTCCACAGATTGATGCCACGGTTTGCCCACTCTGTAATGAGCAAGTTCAGGCTGCGCCGAGCCGTGCGGAAATCATAACCGCTCCGCAGCTCAAGGCCGCAACGCTCAAACGCCTCTTCGATAATTTCGTTGAGAGTTGGGTTGAACGCCGTTGTGGAGGTGGTGTATGCCATTACCTAAACCTTGCAGTCTTCTGTGCTATGCCCTTGGGCTGTTTAACAAACTGCTTGCCTTTTGCTTTCCCTGCCCGCTTTGCCTTCGTCGTGGCGGCATACTCTGCTGGGCTTAGAGCCTTGATCGCCTTTTCCGGGAGATAACGTTCTCCGGTCTTTGACGATGGCTTTCCGCTCTTTGTTCGCCATTTCTGTTCTCCCCATGCCTTCAGGCTTTGCTGCGGGGCTTTCATCCTTTGTAGCCCCCGCCCTTGGCTTTGTACTGCTTGGCCAGCAACTGGGCCTTGCGCGCTGACCACTGGCCTGCTGCCGTGCCCTGCACCGCCCGCGCCTTGATGCTCTCAAAGAGACTCTTGCGCATACCCGGCTTTGTGTAATTGCCAGCCTGATTAACCTTCGACCCCTTTGCCGCCTTCTTTACAGCATCTTCAACTGATGGCTTACCAAGACGAACGGATCCGCCGGAAGCATACTCAGCAAAGTCAGTATCATCCCGGCGGCGCTTGGTCTTGGCCTTCGGCATCTTGCTGGGGTTGATGTCCCCCATGCCGCGTGAAGGGCGCATATCAGCAGTACCCGCCTTTTTTCATACCCTTGTTGCCGGCCATCTTGACCATCGTGCCCTTGGTTTTACCTTTCATGGCAACACCATCACGGCTGGGGGCAGCGGTCTTCACAGCGCCCATCTTGGTCATGCCGCCAGAAGCCATCTTCTTGGTCTTGCCGCCGTACTTCATACCTTTCATCTCAGCCTCCTCGTGTTTAACCATCGACTTGGGAGCGCCCTTCTTCTTCATGAAGGACACCTCTTTCTTCATCATTG